ACAAGCATGGCGAAGATCAGCGACAACGGAACCTTTTTGTCGAGGTGCCAACCCTGCTCCACGGCTGCGCGACGATCTGCTTGGTCGGTTTTTGCGGTCATTTTGGTCCTCAGTCGTAAAGGTGTTTTTGCCAGAGCCACGCTTTGCGGCAGTGATCCGCCATCCATGGGGTGAATAAAAAATCAATCACAGGCACCAGCAACTTGCCCTGCCATTTGCCATCGCAGTAGAGCGACCACGCCGCCGCGCTGATGGTTTCCCCTGGGCGGGCGCGGCCAAAGGTGACGATGCGCAGCACTTGCACATCAAGCCAAATCAGCGTCTTGAGGATTGGTGTCATGCTGGCCAAGCCAAAGCAGGCAACAGGGGTGCTACATCTGCAAAGCTCTCAGGCATGGGTCGGGTCTGTGCCAGCACTTCGCCCATGATGGTGTAAAGCGTGGCCCACGTTGCATCACGGGCATCCACACAATATTGCCCCTCCCCTGCAAACTGTGGCACGCTGCTGGTTGCATAGGTGCATGCAGACAGGATGCCGTCATAGTTGCGGCTCTGGGCAAAGGTGTCCAGGCGCAACTGGGTCGCCGCCACAATTTCGGCCTGGACGCGCGCCGCTACGTCTTCGGGCGCGGGCGCGCCGAAGTCGATGCCTTCGGCTGCGGCCTCGTACTGCGCCTCGTCATCAAACGTGTAGAACGTGGTGGGCGCGCCCGCAAACACGCGCCGGGGCGTGGCCGGGTTTACCTGCTTTGCCGCCCACTGCGCCACCGGGCGCGATGCGTTGACGTGGTAGCCGGGGATCAACTCGGGCGCAGTCAATTCGTTGCCCTGGGCATCGTAGGCGCCGGGGGTGTAAAGCGTGCCGATTACGTCGATTGTGATCATGGTTGCGCCTTATGAAAGAGTGATGGAGCCGGTGCGCACCGTGCCGTCCGTGCCCTTGAGCTTGAACGTCAGGCTGGTGTTGCTGGTGGCCTGGATGACCAGATCACCCACCTCCTGCGGCACGGCGCTGGCCTGGGGTTTGATGGTGACGGCCTCCGGGTTTTGGAAGGCCATGCCGCCTAAGTGTTGATTACTGGGGAGTTGGTTGGGGTTCGATCCGATGAGGCTTGACATGGTTGTTCCTTATGCGCTGAGTGCTTGCAGTTCGGCATTGGTTAGCCGCTTGGGGTAGTAGGCAAGGCGGGCGATGTGGCCGTTGGTTGGTCCACCACCTCCACGGTTTCCTCCAACACTAAGTTGTGTCACAGTCGGTACTGCTCCAGAAACATCTGCAGTACCCAAGACACCAGAAACGGCACTTTGAAAATCATTTGTTTTGTATGCACCGGCAATAGTTACGCTTGAACCACTGGCATATACAGCACCTGAAACAGCCCATTGAGCTACGTTCGCTACATAACCTGCAAATTGAGTCTGGTCAGATGCACCATCCCACACCGCAAGCTCCATCGCATTACTAGAACCAGTGTCATCAACTGAGGCGAAAGCTGGAAATCCTGAACCTCCCAGCCTTGAAACACTGCCACAGGCAACAAACGTCCCCTCATCCTGCCGATACCAACTACTGAAGTTCGACCCCGTCATCGTCGCAATGTCAGCAGCGCGGGTGACTTGCGCAGAGGTTGTTGACACGTAGCTCGTCGCAAACGCGCCCGCCTCAAGCTGTGCCCCAAAGAGGTACAGGCCGCTGGTGCCGTCGCCTGTGTAGGTTGCTGTCGATCCATTCGAAGGTCGGAAGGATGCACAAAGAGGGCTGCTTACCGTTGTCCGGGTTAGCGAACAACGATACCAACCATTCCCGACATTTGAAATAGTAGCGGCGCTGGATGCGTTGGAAGCACCGGCATTGTGTGGAGCGCCGATAGTTCCATTTATCAAGTCAAAGTTTGCTCCACTTGCCCCGGTGTCCTCCAAAATCAAATCAAACTTTGATCGCTCGCCTGCTTTTGCGTACACGGTGAGTGTGTAAGCAGTGGATGTGCTCACAGTCTGCGATTGGTACACGTAATGAATCGCCGTTGCCGTTGATTCCACCATCTTGTCAGCCGTTGTTGCACCATCCGGTGCCGTTACAGCATTAGCCGTGACTGTGGCGCTGGCTTTAGTCCATGCTGCGTTATCAAACTGCTCTGAGTACGTCAGCAAGTTAGTGCGCGACTCCTCAATCAGCAACCCCTTGCACGCCAGCGTAACCGGGTCATAGTCGATGCGCGGTACGCCACTTGCAACGGACTCAAGCAACCCATTCGCATTCGTTCTAATGGCCGTACTCGCCCGCGTGAACGTGATGCGCGGGTCAACGCTCTTGCTGTTTGCGAAGTCCAGTAGCAGCGTGGGGCGCATGCTGGGCAATAAACTTGGGTTGATCGACGCTGCACTCGCCGCTGCCGCCGATGCGCTGGTTGACGCATTGCTCGCACTGGTAGATGCCGCCGACGCGCTGCTCGAAGCGCTGCTCGCACTACTGGATGCCGCCGACGCGCTGCTGGACGCATTGCCTGCACTGGTGGAGGCGTTGCTGGCACTGGTCGCTGCGGCGCTGGCGCTCGACGATGCGTTGCTGGCGTTGGTCGCGCTGGTGCTGGCGTTGCTGCTGACTGTGCTGGCAAGCGCGTTGGCCTCAGTTGACCAATCGTTCAAGTCGCCCAAAAGCGTAAACGCCTTGGTGTTGAAAACAGAGGGCGAATCGCTTGGCAGCGGCGGGTCAAAGGTGACGGTAATACTCATGGGTGCATCCTTCAGGTCAGGGATTCAATGTCGATGGAGCATTCGCTGTACTGGGGGTACGAAATGCCGATTTCAAAATTTGTGGTGAAGCCGAACACGGTCAGCGACCCGTAAGATTCGGAGCCAATCCACAGCGCTGGCGTGGCGCGCAGGTCGGCCAGCAACGAAAACGTGTTGTCCAGTTCAGTGTTGAGCACCAACACATTGAACGAGCACCGGGACGCATAAGCCCGCTGCACCAGCACGGTGTCGCCCCACTCGTTGCGCTCTTTGCGCGAATAGTCCTGGATGCCCAAGCGCACGCCGGATGCGATGCCCATGCCGATAGAGCGCCTGGTGCCGAACACCATGCCCCCGATGTAGGCTGTGCCGGAACTGGTCACATCCACGCGCAGAACCGCGTTGGGGTAGCTTGGCAAGTCGGTTGCGAGGAACTTGGTTTGCTCTGTGCGTTCATCAAAAAACCATGCGTACCAACTAGCTTCACTGGGCACATCGGCCAAGTCCGCAGTCTCGTCATACACCACGCCAAAACTGGGGTCAGTCATGCGCACGCGAACCGTCAGAATACCGCTGATGTTGAGCAGCGCTAAAGCGTTGATGGCAACGGCTGGCGTAATCTCGTAGTAGTCGGCTGCGTCCACCACAGTTTGCGTGGTGGATGACAGGTCGAACAGCTTCCAGCGGTTAGTGGCGCTGACCTCGCTCCACCACAAGGCATCGGTGAGCGCGTTGCCGGTGTTCGCGTCTTGCAAGCTCTCGTAAATCTTATGCACGCCGGAACTGGTGTCAATCACGCGGTCCGCAGATGCGTAGGTGGTGGCCCCGTTGTAGGCGGCATAGTCTGCTTCAGCCACGCTGGTGGCCGTGAGCTTTGCGTCCGTCATGGTGACGGACTTGATGACGTAAAGTGGCGCGCTCATGCTTCAGTCCTTGTGCTTGGCAGTCCGTTGCCGTCCCATCGCTCAAACAATTTAGTCATGCGCTGGTTCAGGCCGACGATGGCCGATGCCTGGGCGCGGTTCTCTTCGCGCAAGGTGCGAATCTCAGCCACGAGCGCGTCGTTACCGCGTCCGAACTGTTTGTAATCAATGCTCGCCACAACGCCAAGGGAGCCGTCAGAACCGCGTTTAAGCGGCATGATTGCCTCTGGCCCTGCCTCACCCATCAGGCTCTCGTTAAACGCTGTTGGGCTGTCAATTACGCGGTTCGAGAACACGCCGCCCTTGGCATACACAGGACCACCCCCGCCCGCACGGTCAAACACCACATGCACGGTGTTGATGTGGTTGAGCATGTTGGAAATCATTTGCGCGATCCACGCTAGAGCACTGTGCATTGAGTGGGTGTTGGATACGCTTTGGGTGTTCAAATCCTTGATGGATTGCCACACCGAGCGGATTGGGTCGTTGGGGTCAAAACTGACGGTTGACGTTGTGTTACCAGACACCACGACGCTCACCGAACTTGCCCCGGTGAGGGCATTTAGGACCGTGCGCTGGTCGTCCGTGAGTGACCCACCAACTGCTGCGATGGTGCGAGTGAGCAACGACGATTGCGCAAGTGCGATCTGAATGGCCGTAGCGTCAGCCGATCCAAGCGCAGCCCCGATGATTTTGACGATAGAGTGGCTGGCCATCAGCGCCAGGGCTTTATCGTCAGGGTTCAGGCTTGAGCTTGAAATGAGGCTGATGTACTTGCTGACTGATGCCGTCCCCATCAACGCCAGCGTTTTCATGTCTTCGGTTAGAGACGAGTTGGCGATCAGCGCAATGTATTTGCTGATTGATCCGTTATCCATCAACGCCAGCGTTTTTAGCTCTGGCGTCAGCGACGAGTTTGCAATCAGGCTAAGTGCTTTGACGATGTTCGTCGTCTCCATCAGCGCCAGCGTTTTTAGCTCTGGTGTCATGGCCGAGTTTGCGATCAGGTCGATGTTCTTGCTTATCGAGTTGCTTTCCATCAACACCAAATCTCTGATTTCAGGTGTCAGGGTTGATGCATCACCGATGACGGTGATCAGCTTCGTAATTTCAGACTGCGCGTCGGCTTGCAGTTGCACAACTAGGTTTCCGTTGAGCGCCAACACGTTGGCCGCTGTTTGGGCAGTATTGGCCTTGATGGCTTCCAACACTGCGCTGGCTGCGGCATAGTCGGCTTGCGCACGGGCGAGTGCTATTTGCGCTGCCGAGAATCGGTCAATCAGTTCGTCCTGGGCGCGTTGCAATGGCGCTCCAATAGCGTTGGCCACGCGCAAGGCTTCGACCAGATCGTTTTGCGCCGATAGCAAGTTACGCTGTAGCTCTACGCTTTTATCCTGCTCTGTGACTGCGGGCAGAGTTGACGCTACTGACGCAATACCTTGCAACACGGTGTTGCGGATGGCTTGGTACTGAGCGCTGGTTGAACTGCCTGCACGGGCCGAGTCAAGTGCAGTGCGGCCTTTGGTTTCCAAGTCCGCTATGGCTTCAGCGTTACCGCCGCGCGCCTGGGCAAGTGTGCGCGCAAAGGCTTGGTTGGCAACGGCGATGCTTGGCGCACCCGCAGCGCTTGAGATGACTTCACGCGCAATAAAGTCCCGCAGAGACTTACCCAGTTGCGCCATTTTTTGCGCAGCGCTATCCGCAGCGTTGGCAATGGAATCTTGCGCTTGGGATACTTTATCGAGAGCACTCAGGTATCTGTCGGTGCCGGTGTTGCGGATAGCCTCCACAGCGTTTTTAGCGCTTTCCAAAGCCGAGCTTGCCGATGACAATTTGCCTTCGGCGTTGGTCAATGCGGTGTTGTAGGCTTCCTGCGCGGTCTTCACATCCTGAAGCGCGTAGATGCTTTCTTGCAGCGCACGGTTTGACGGTGCGATGGCTTCGAGTTCACGCTGGCGCAGCGCTGTAGTGTTGCCTTGCAGTTGCAGCAGTTGCTCTTCAAGCGAACTGCGCTCTTCAAGAATGTTGCGTGCAGTCTGCGCAGCCTGCACTTGGTCGAACAACGCCCTGTTGCTCGCGTCGATGGCTTCGCGCTGTTTCGCCAGCAAGTCAGTGCTGGACATGGTGAGCGCGTCAAGCTGGTCCTGAAGGCCCTTGCGCTCATTGGCGATGTCTTCGAGCGTGCGGCCAACGTCTTTCACTGCGTCCGCAGCTTTCTTGCTGGCCGCTTCCAGATCAGACATGGTGGACTGCAAGTCCTGCCACTGAGCGAGTTTTTCTGGCGAGATACCGCCATCAATGGCAGCAACAAAGTCAGTCTTGAATGTCTCGGTGCTGGTGGCCAAAGCCGCAACACCCTTGGCTACGTTGTCCTTCAGGATTTGCAGTGGCTCACGTGTTTCAAGCAATCCGTCGCGCACCTGTTTTAGCGATTGCGCATAGGCCAAGGTGTTGGTGATCTGGTCTTGCGACAACGCACCAGCACTCAGGCCATCGAACACTTTGGAGAGGTATTGCGGGAGGTCAGAGCTTTGCAATGCATTGAACACGGCGCGGCTCGCGGCAAGTTGCATTGCAGCGCTGTCGCTGCTACCGACTTCACCTGATGTGTATCGACGCCCATTGACGGTGCTGTCGATGATGGTGTTCGGGTTTTCGCCCTCCCTGCCGTTGTTGGTGTTGACGTTGTAGTTGGTCTGAGCCAGCGCAATGCCCAACGACTTGGCGGCGGCCATGTAAGAGGCTTGCAGCGCCGCAGCCATGTCGGTGGTGGTCTTGTTCAGGCCGTTGGTGGTCTGCAAGGCCAGCAGAGCGCCGCTTGAACCGTAGGTAGCACTGCTGTCGCCAGTGTTGGATGACGATTTGTCTTTGTTGCCAATCATGGACAAAGCAGCAATGCCAAGACCAATCGGGCCAAGCGCACCAGCGGCCATGCCAAGGCCGGACGCCCATGCGCCATTGGCAATCATGGCACCAGCAGCAGTCAGGCCACCGCTCATACCAGAACCGACGAGGGTGTTCATGAAGCCGGTAGCCAAGGTGCCGCCGAACGCGGATATTCCACCAGCCAACGATCCGAGAGTGCCAATGCCTGATGCGGCGTTGGCAGCGCCTGCGGCATTGGCTGCACCGCTGAGGCCCATCATGCCTGTCAGGCCCTGGGCCACGGGGTTGACGATGGCGCTGACTGTTGGGCGCAGCACCAGCGTCTTGAACATGTTGACTACGGTGTCGCGCAGATTTTCAGCGAAGCCTTTGCCGCTCTCAAACCCGCGCATCAAGGCGTCGGTGATGGAGTCGTTGATTTTTTCAGCGGCTTTTTGCCATTCTTTGTACGCTTCGTCGGCGGCTTTCTTCGCACCGCCGACTTGTTTCTCCTGCGCCAGTTCGCGCATCAACTTAGCCTGTTCGCGGTAGCCAGCAATTACGTCCGCGCTCCACATCACACCGTCTTGCAGATTGGCCTTGCGGTCAAGCTCCGCTGCGTTCAGCATCAATGTCGCGCTTTCCAGGTTAGCAACGGCATCTGCGGACAGGCCGATTGCGGCGTTGCTTTCGCGCTGCTTGTCGATCTGCGCTTGCAGGTTTGCACTGCGCTTGTCTTGCGCGTTGATAAACGCCAGATGCGCGGCGGTTGCCGCCTTTTCGGTTTCGGTATAGGCGTGCGACTCTTTCGCAAGCTCTTTAACGATGTCCTTTGAAAACTTTTGTTCCTTCAGGAGTTCGGATTGAGCCAACGTGAGGCCGGTCAAATTGATATTTCTGGCCTTGTACGCAGCACTGAGCTTGTCCCATTCTTCGCTGAAATTTGCATTCAGCCCAACGGATTTAGCGATCAGGTCGTTGTACTCGCGTAGCCCTTTGTCGGCTTCAGACAGAGCGCTGGTCTTGGGTTTCGGGGCCTTGTCAAACGCCTTGACCGAATCGTCAAACTGCTTCTGTGTGATAAGTCCTGCTGCCAGAAGCCGGTTGTTGTCAGCCAGTAGCAAGGCGCGTTCACGGAGTTTCTTGGTCCCTGCGTCCTTTTCGTCAAACTTGGCAAGCAGGTTCTTTAGCTCACCTTCTTTTTGCAAGTTGGCGATGCCCTGCTTCTGCGCTTCGTCCAGCCTTTTGTAACGGGCAAGTTCTGCATCTTCCTTGGTGGTGTCGTAGCCCTCTGCGGCGTACCTGTCGCGCCGCATTTGCAGTTCATTGCGTGTAGCGTCCCCGGTTTTTGGAGCACCTACGATTGACGCGGCGACACCTCTCACCGCGTCCCATACGGCGGCCCCGTATCGCTTCCACGCCTCGGCGGCCACATCAAGCGGCCCTTGCTGCGAAGACAGCGCACGCGCAGTGTTCTCGGCTGACTCGGTAAACGCCTTTTGTGCGACCACAACAGCGCCGGTACGGTCCCCTTGCTGTAGCAGTGCCTCTACCTGCCGGTAGGTCGCCAGCGTCAACTTGTCCAGCGCGGACAGTGGGTCTTTAGCCAATTCGGCAAACGCCTTGGCGGTATCCTGCACCGCCGCGCCGCCGTACTTTTCCAAGTCGATAGCGGCCTTGGTGATGGCCTGGAGGTTGTCATCCACGCGCACGCCAGCATTGACGAACTCCACCAGCGCAGCTTTTGCGGTGCCCGAGCGAACACCTACGGCGTCCAAACCTTTTGCAACGCCATCAAGACTTGAAAGCGACGTAACGCCTTGGGCGCCGGTCAGTATGAGTGCGTTTTGTAGCGCCTTTGCGTCTTCCGATGCGCGGTAAGCGGCATATCCGAACGCGCCGACACCAGCAGCCAGGACGGTGACAGGGTTGATGAGTCCCATGACGTACCCACCCATCGCCTTGAGCGCATTACCAACGCCGCCGAACATGTCTTTCAACTGTCCGCCTTGTTGCATCAGTACTGTCAATGGTGCTTGGCCGGATTGCAGCGAGACAACGATGTCTGTGAACTGCGCGGGCACACCGCGCATGGCGTTGGACATGGCGGCTGCGCTCATTGCAACGCTTTTTCCGGTTGCCGCAGCAGATGCAGCCATCCGGTCTTGCTCTGCCACTACCGTTCGCAGGTACTCAACGTAGGGTTTGTAGATTGAAGGGTCCAGACCCTTGGACACCGCTTTGAGTTCAAACTTGTCTGCGATGTTGAGCTTGTCGAGTTCGGCCTTGACATCGGTGGCTGCGTTCTTGACCTGGGCCACAAAGGATTTGGTTGACCTATCGGCCTTTTTCAGCGCCTCGTCGGCCTGCGTGGCTATGCCATCAAACCCGACGCCTGCGTTTTTCGCAGCCTCTGCCATCCCCGCCAAAGACTTTTTAACCGCGCTGGCGCCAACCTCTACCCCTTTGGCATCAACACTGACGGCAATCGTAGATTTGAGTTCCGCTTCGTTCATGGTTCAGTCTTTTTTGTTAATGATTCGCAGGGCTTCTGACTCGATAACCCGGATGTCATCAAACAGTTGTTCGTGGCGTTCGTCACTCAGGTCCATGCGGGCCATGCGGGTGAAAAGGACGTTGTAGTCAAGGCCAGTTGGCCCGCCAGCACCCACCCGCCACTGGGTACTGATGCTGGTAAAGAGGTTGATGGCCTGTTGGTTCTCAGGCCATATTTCGATGCGCTCGTTGGCGTAGTCTTCAGGGGTGAACCCGAAGGCCGCTAACTCTGCCTCAGAGTCTTCGGTGGCGTACAGAGCGCACGCCACCTCGATCAGTTTCCCAGCCGCGCCTGGGTCAGTTCAGACAGGTATTTCTCGATGACAGCACGGGCTGCGCCGAGGTAGTTCTGAGTGAGCTTTTCGATGTTGTCTTTCTCGAATGCATCATCCAAATCCCATCCAGATGCGATGTCCATGATGACTTCTGCGTCTTCACGGTCTTTGATGCTGTCAATGAAGTCCTTGAAGGCTTCGCGGGTGCGGCCTTTGAACGTAAATTCGATGTCCACGGCTTTGTCGCCGGGGATCGGGATTGCCACTTTGGCCTTGAATGTCGGGGACGCGGTAAGGGAAAACTTTGGCTTTGCCATGTTGTACTTTCTGTTGGGGAAAAAGACCCGGCGAGGTGCGACCAAGCGGGCGTGAAAAAGCCCGCGCTAAGGCGGGCTTGGAGTTGCTTAAACGCGGGGATTAAGATGCATATCTTACTGGCTTCCCAAGCAAGCTGAAGGTGGCCTTGACTGTCATCACTTGGCCCTTGGAAACGGAAGGCGTCTCGTTCATGGACACATACCCGTAGTAATAAATCACCGAGCTATCGGGCAGAGCGATCTTCAAACCACGGATTGCGCGGGAGTCAGACGCTGCTTTGAGGGCGATGTAACCAGCAAGGCTTGGATCGTCCGCAATGTCAAGGGTCAACGACTGTGCAGAGAAGATCGTCGGGATTTGCGTCTCGAAGTTTTGTTCCAAGAAGCTGTAGTTCACGAACTGCTGATCACCACCAGAAGTGCTGAAGCCCATGATCTGAGAGATTTGCGTGAACGCAGAAATCTCAGTTGCGGTGCCTGTGCCGGACGCGGCGGGGAACAGGGTTGTACTGGTGGTGTTGATGCCTTCGAGGTTGAATGCGTTGGTGGCGGTGCCAGAAACGCGGACCACGCGATTGTTCAGGTTTGACCAGCCCGAAGACATGATGACCACCGCGCCATTGCTGATGCCGTGCGAGGTAGATGTGACAACGCCGGGGTCGGCATTGGTGATTGCGGAAACGGTTTTAGCCGATCCCATAGTGGTTGCGAGAGAGACGATTGATCCGTCAGGTAATTTTGCTGCCATGAAAGGCTCCTTTGAAGTAAAAAAGCCCACTTGACGCGGGCATGAAAAAAGCCGCGCTGATTGCTCAGTGCGGCTTGCGGGGGTGGCCTTGCGGCCTAAATTTGGTTTATCTGTTCGACCAGATACTGAAGTCCATTAATGAGCCGTAAGTGGCCATGTCGTAGTCGTAATCGCTTGACGGCGCGCTCACTGCGCTGGCCTGAAAAGCGGTTGCGGTTATCAGTGCGTTTTCCACCAAGAGCATGGTTGCGCTGGCGCTGGCGCGGGTGTCAGCCCACACGTTGACCTGGAAGCGACCATGCTGTTTGTCGGGAACCACGCGCTCCATGTAGCCCCACGCTTCACCACCGATTTGGCTGTACGTGATGTACGGTTTGGCGGTGCTGGTGGGGGCAACGTCAGGAAAGACGCGGTTGCCCACCAGTGCTTTGATGGTGTTGTAGATGTCTGCTTCGACGGTCATAAAAACGCTTTCAAAATGCGCTCTTGCATCTCTTTGTTGGCTGCGGCAACGGCCTCTTGCTTTTTGGCCTCGTAGCTGGAGCGCAGGAACGAGCGCGGGGGGTGCTGGATTGGTCCACCCTTGCGCAGCACGTAATAGGCGTCTTTGACGGCCTGCGATGCCCTGCCCTTTGGCCTGGGCTTGCCGCGCATTTCAGGGCGCACTGCCGTCCACCAATTGCCCTTTTTGTCCATGTAGGTGGCGTACCGCTGCACCCATCCGTATTCAATCAGTTGGCCGTGGAACGCGGGCTGCGTTTGGGTGCCTTTGACGATGCCTTTATTCCAAGAAATGTGATACCGGGCGTTGACGCCATCGACACTGCGCTCTTTCATGTAGCGCTGATAAATCGCCCTGGACAAACGCCCACTGTGCTTGATGCGTCCAGCGCGCAATTTCACTTCGTCATAGAACACCTGTGCCGCTGCCTGCGCTGCTGGCCGAATCGAGCCTTGGATGACCTCTGCGAGCTTGTCAACTTGCGAGGTCAAGCCCTCTAGGTCAAATTCAAGTTTGAGCATTTGTCGCCTGACAAACGAGGTCAACGAATTGCCTGTTGGTGTCAGGCAGGACGTTTTCAATGTCCAGCACCGCAGTGCCATGGATGACACGCTGACCCGGCGACACTGCCGTGTTGCGCAAGCGCACAGATACCTTTTGCAGCGAGGCCACAGCGCCTGATCGGATGGCCTCAAGCCCCTGCTGGTAGCGCACATCCGCCCACACGGTCTTGGTGTCAAGCCAACTGGTTGACGGCTGGCCCAATGCGTCTTGCGTGGCCACTTGCGTCTGTATGGTGACGCGGTGACGGAGTTGGCCAGCTTTCATGCCCACACCTTGTAACGGTCAAGCAGGCGGTCGGCAAAGCCGAGATGCACAGCTTTGCCCACGCCAACGGTTTCGCTTTCGCGGTTCTCGTACATCGCACCGACTTGCAACTTGATCCAGCTCTTGATGCTCTCAGGCACCGCTGCTGCGTTGGCGTAGCCAGCAACGTAGCGCACCTTGACAGCGTTGATCTGGTCGCGTGTGTCAGGCCATTCGGTGTCGTAGGCGGGCACCACGTATGTGGGTCCAAAGTCGTCATAGTTGTCCAGTGAGTACAGCAATGCGCTCAAGGTCTGGTCTACCCCGTCGAGGTCGGCGTAAGTCACGCTGGTGATGCTGTCCACTGGGACGCGGGTGAGTTCCAGCGCTGCCGGGAATGCGTCAAGCGTCAACTCCCACGTTTGCGCCATGATGGCCCGCCCGGTCGCCTGTTCTGCGGCCTCGGTGGCTGCGGTAATCATGGCGGTAATGAGCGTGTCATCGT